ATGGCAGATTTCGCTGTTGCGAATTTTGCTAACTGGGAAGGCTCATCACTGTACAAATCGCCTGACTGGAAAGTCCGTAAGGAATTTCCTGCCAAACTTATTGCTGTACCGAAGACTATCCGGACTCCAAGGCTTATCGCTTCGGAGCCCACTAGTCTCCAATGGTGCCAGCAAGCGGTTCGGGACCATTTGTATAGTCGTGTGCGGAGAAGTGCTCTTAGCGCTTTTATCGATTTCCATCGACAGGACGCTAACGGCAATCTCGCACTCGAAGCCTCCCGTACCGGTGAGCTCTGTACAATTGACTTGTCCAGTGCTTCAGACCGGATATCCTGTTGGTTCGTCGAGCGTCTCTTCAGAAGCTCGCCTGACCTTCTCGCTGCACTTAGAGCGACTCGCTCCAAGTTCATCGAACAAGATATTTGTAGAGATACTCCGCGATTCCATAAGTTGCGGAAATATTCTACTATGGGAAACGCCACTACTTTCCCCGTACAGTCCTTAGCCTTTCTTGCGATAAGCCTTGGCTCCTTGCTTTATGCTAGGAACCAGCGCCTATCAATGGCTGGGCTTCGGACTCTCGGAGAGAGCACGGTCCGTGTCTTTGGAGACGATTTGATCGTCCCTAAAGACTGTTCTGGCGCTACAGTTGCTGCACTCCATGCCTTCGGACTGAAGGTTAACCCCTCAAAAACTTTCCTAAACGGCTTGTTTAGGGAGTCTTGTGGAGTTGATGCCTATGCGGGTCAAGACGTGACCACAATTAGCATCCTGGAGGCACCAATGAAGGCCAAGCCAGGAACCGTTGTATCGTCAGTAGACGTACACAATAACCTCTGTACTAGGGGTTATATGCGTACGGCTGCGTACATACAGAAGACAGTCTCGCGGGCCGGATACAGAAGTATCCGTACCGTGACACACGGTTCTGGCGCCTTTGGTTGGTTCCCTAACTATGAGTCGGAGCCTGCCGAGTTAGCAACTCGGTGGAATCCTGACCTCCAAGTTAGGCAAATCCGCTGTTTGACTGTAAAGGCCAAACAGAGGCGTAACCAGCCAGAAGGGAGCGCTGCGCTGCTTCAGTATTTTACTGAAGCGGCGAATGTCGTCCAGGCATCGACTTCGAGCCTGGGCAACATTTCTCAGCGAGTCAAGACAACTCTAGGTCTTGGCTGGGTTGCCCTAGCGTGACCGTCCCTTGTATGGGATGGGAACGTTAGGGAGAGGAGAGTAATCTCTGGG